AAACTCGCCTATTATCTAGGTAAGATGGACGCAAATTGTAAATGTGAATTTAACGAATACTTTGAAGAAAAAATAGTCGATATTAAAGGTAAAGAGTGCTCGTATTTTAATTTTAGCGGTGCTGAACGCAAGAGTGTTGATTTAGCATGCCTCTTTGCCTTTATGGATATTAGAAGACTTCAAGGTGATGTTTGTTTTAACTTTAGTATCTACGACGAGCTTTTTGATTCAAGTCTTGATGAACGCGGTGTAGAATTGGTAATTAACATCCTTAAAGAGCGTATTGAGAAATTTAATGAATCTATTATGGTTATAAGTCACCGTAAAGAAAGCATTAAAGCGGCTACTGGTAATGTCATTTTCTTAGAAAAATCCAACGGTATTACTCGACGAGTAGATTTCAACGAATACACATCATAAAATATACTCACATATATGTTCAATCCTTTTCCTAACTCTCCGTTTGCAAGCCCATTTGCGCCATCACCTTTCGGTGGTAGTATGATACCGCCTCAGCCAGCCTTACAGGAAGTACCTGTTCCACCTGAAATGAATTTAAAGAGAGTAATTCAATATTACGCTGACTATAGTGGGTGTGGTTTTTGGAGAATGATTTGGCCTGAGCATCTTCTTAATGCACATCAAAAACTCACAGTTCACGGTAGTACTGTGATGAATTTAGATCCAAATTATTTTAGAGGCGCTCAGGCAGTGCGTATTCAGCGTCAAGCGACAGAACATCAATTACAATTTGTAAAATTCTTAAGAGAGATTAGCAAGCAATTGGGATTCCGTCTTATTTACGAAATTGATGATCTCGTATTTTCTGAAGATATTCCTGATTATAATAAATTTAAACCCGCTTTTACAGATCCAAAAATTCGTGCTACTGCACAGGAGATTATGGAGTTGTGTGATGAGATTACAGTGACTTGTGATTTTATGAAGGAATATTATATGGGTAAAACTGCTAATAAAAATATTACGGTTATTCCAAACTATATACCTAAATGGTGGATGGGTAATTACTATAATGAGAAAAAGATCTCTGATAATTTTGATCGTTATAGAAAAAAGCCAAGAATTCTATATGCAGGCTCTGGAGCTCATTTTGATGTAGATAATCGTGTAGGACAAAATGATGATTTTGCACATGTTAATCAAATTATTGCATCAACAAGACACAAGTACCAGTGGGTATTTCTTGGTGCTTATCCTTTATCGTTGCACCCGTTTATTCAAAACGGTGAAATGGAATATCATCCATGGGAACAGCTTTACAGCTACCCGGAGAAAATTAGTAAGCTTAATGTTAATATGCTGGTAGCACCCTTACAGAATAATAATTTTAACAAGTCAAAATCTGATCTTAAATTTATTGAAGCAAATTGTTACGGATTACCAATAGCTTGTCAGAACTTAGTAACATATAAAGATGCTCCCTATAAGTTCGATACGGGTGATGAAATGATTTCTCTTGTAGAGGAAGTACTTTCTACTAAGGGTAAATACATGAATGCTTCTGCAAAAGCTCGCAGAACTGCTGAGACAAGATGGCTTGAAAATGAAGACAATATTAACAAATACGTTGAATTGTTTACATTACCATACGGTCACCCTGAGCGCAAATTACTCAATAAAATTAATGGTATAAGCTAGTTGACCTGCCAGGCGTATGCCTGTATACTATTGTTGTGTTTAGAAATGTAGCATACTCTCAGCGTACTCAAACTATGAACCTTTATACCTGGGATGACCAGGGTAATAGAGTCACAATTCAATCTACATACGAACCGTATATTTTCCTGGAGACAAATAATGCTCCGGATACGATGAGTATTTTTAATACGAAGTTAAAAAAGAAGCGATTTAAGAATCAATCTGAGCGCGCGCGCTATATTAAGGACAATGGTATTGTTCGTGTATTTGACAATTTTAACGTACATCAGCAATTTCTTATTGATACATTTTGGCAAGATAATGAAAAGGATGAATTTAGTCAGTTTCCGTTAAAGGTATACTTTATCGATATCGAGACTTATAGTCCTGATGCGTTTCCTGACATTAATAACCCGCAAGATCCTATTAATGTCATCACGATCTATGACACAATAACTGAACGCTATACTGTTTGGGGTACAAAGCCATTTACCAAAGCTAACGATAAGACGGATTATATTTACTGTAAGTCTGAGCATGATTTGTTTACCAAATTCTTGGATTTCTTTTCTAATAATTATCCAGATATTTTATCAGGCTGGAACTCAGAATTCTTTGATATTCCCTATATTGTAAACCGAATGACGAGAATTCTCGGTGAAGACGAAGTACGTCGTTTATCGCCAATCGGTGCAATTCGTGCGCGTACGTTTATGGGTAAGTTCGGCCGCGAACAAACCCGCTGGCATATTGAAGGCATATCGTGTGTTGATTATTTACAAATTTATCAACGATTTTGTCCAGTATTACGTGAATCATATAAACTCGATGCAATCGGTGAAATTGAATTAGATCAACGTAAGATTGATTACGGAGATACAGATCTTGCGAGCTTATCTGTAGACAACTGGGAGTTATTTGTTGAATATAACATTCAGGACGTTACCCTTCTTATCAATCTTGAAAAGAAGCTCCAATATATTCAGCTCTTGCGAATGATTGCGTACGCAGGCCTTACAACATTTGAAGGTGCACTTGGATCACTATCTGTTATTACAGGTTTGTGCTCAATCCGTGCTCGTACTAAAGATAAACGTATTCCGACATTTGTAAAGGAAACTAAGGAAGGCGGTAAGCCGAACGCTGGTGCATATGTTGGTGAACCACAAAGAGATTTTCAGGAGCACATTGTGTCTTTTGACGCTAACAGTCTGTATCCAAACATGATGATTACTCTCAATCTATCGCCTGAGACCAAGATAGGTAAAATTGTAGAGAAGACTGAAACTGATATTATAGTAAAGCATGTCGATGGACGTGAATTTAGATTAACACATAACGACTTTGCATCTTTTATTAAGAAAGAACAAATAGCTATATCTAAAGCTAAGGTTCTCTTCACTCAAAAAGAGAAAGGCATTATTCCAATTACTGTTGATTATTATTATAAAAAGCGTGTTGAAATTAAGAAGCTTCTAACCAAGGCAAAAAAAGCAGCAATCGGCGTCAAGGAAACAGATCCAAATTACAAAAAATTACAAAATGAAATCGACAGTCTTAACATACGTCAGCATACTATTAAGATTCTTATTAATACTATTTACGGTTATTTTGGTAATAAGCACAGCCCTCTTGGCGACGATGATCTTGCTAATTCAATTACTCTCACCGGTCAAGCCGTTATTAAACAGTCTAATCAAATATTAACAGACTATATTAAAACGAATACCGATCTCACAGATGAGTATCTAGCCGAAAATACACCTATTATTTACAATGATACGGATAGTAGCTACATTTCAATTAAGCACTTGATCAACGCAAAGAAAATTGCCACATACGACGATAAGGGTAACGTTACATCAGAATATTATAAAACGGTACAAGATATTGAAGATCACCTAAATACTGAAATCGTTAAATGGGGAAAACGCGCACTTAATTCAACCGATTGCCGTCTTGTCTTTAAACGTGAAGCGATTGCCGATAGTGGTATTTTCTTACAAAAGAAACGATATGTACTACATCTTCTTGACGTTGAAGGTATTCCGTGTAACAAGTTTAAGTATACAGGTGTTGAAGTTGTACGCACTACGATGCCAGCACAAATTAAGCCCTATGTCAAGCGTATTATTGAGACGATGATCACGACAAAGAGCTTAGCGGAAACAAATAAAGTTTTTACAGAAACGTATGAAACGTTTAAAACGTTACCTGTTGAAGATATAGCATCCGTTATGGGTATTAAGGGTTACGAGAAATATGCAGCAAACTGTAAAGAATTTAATACTGTAAAGAGAATGCCAATTCACGTAAAGGCTGCTTATTATCATAATCTTTTGCTTGAAAAGTTTAATATTGAAAGAAAATATGAATCAATCGCCTCTGGTGATAAGATTAGATATTTCTACGTTCGTAAGCCGAACAAATACGGTATATCCGTAATTGGATACAAATACTACTATCCGAAGGAGTTTGCTGAAATATTTGAACCGGATTACGAATTTATTTTTAAGAAAATTATTTTTCAGGTAATTGAGCGCTTTTATGAAGCTGTTAATTGGAGACTTAAAGATCCAGCGATGGCAGTTCAGACAGATTTATTTGATCTTTTGGGATTAGATTAGTTGATTTTTTTATACACAGGATTTAATATATACATCTATGAGCGATACACCAAATCTTATCACATTCATTGATCACATCGGTCGCACGACCATTGGCGAGCTCGTCTCCTCAGACGACACGACATTTGTGGTTAAGAACCCAGCAATTATTCACGTTCAGCCTACCCCTCAGGGTCAGCTTAACGTACAGACCATCCCTCTTTATTTCCGCGAGTTTGTCTCTGACAAGAACAAGGAAGAGGGTACACAGTGGAAGTATAGCTATGCTAATACCGTTCATGGTATTAATGTAGAGAACGACGTTCGTCTTACTGATCAGTACAGCAAGTTGTTTGTCGATGCTCCTCTCGTTACCCCTGCTAATGCAGGTGTCGTCAAGCTTTTTGACGAGTAAAATAAAATTTTTGATGTAAACATCCGTAATCTGCATCAAATTAACTAAAATACCCGATCGCAAGATCGGGTATTTTTTTGTTGATTATACAAATAGTGCATTTACTATCTAATATATGAGTAAAGAGATTGATAATATTTTTAAGAAACTTGACGCTATGAATAGTGAAGCAACAATGCTTGATGAAAATGCATTGTCAAATGTCGACACCTGGTATGATACAGGTTGTTATGCTCTTAATGCTATTCTCGGTGGTAGCTGTCGTAAGGGTGGTATTCCTAAGGGCCGTATTGTTGGCTTCTCGGGAGAGTCAATGACCGGTAAGACGTTTATTGTTAATAAGATTCTTGCTAACGCTCAGAAGCAAGGTGTTATTCCTGTAATTTTT